TTGGAATATAGCAACTTGTTGCCAAATGCATGAGGAAAAAGCAGCATAGCCAAAAGAAAATATAGCAGAACTTAAAATAAACACATAGCGAAAAAGTAAATTTGGGCAAAGCGTAGCGAATTAGCTGATAGAGCGTTCGTTACGCTTTGTTTTTCTATGGGACAGAGCCAACGAAATACCACCTCGAAGCCAAACGGTGCAGAAGTTCAGTTACCACCTCGTTACTCCCGTAACGGGTGCAAATTTCTTGCTAAAATGTTCTTTTTCTGCGTTTTGCGTTGATTTACATAGCTGTCGGTAACTCACTAAGAACTAATTTTGTAACCAAAAAAAGGAGTGAGTTATGCGAAGTACATTCAAGGTATTATTTTACGTGAAGAAAGGCAGCGAGAAGCCGAACGGTAACCTGCCTCTGATGTGCCGTATCACGGTGGACGGCGAGATTAAACAGTTCAGTTGCAAGATGGACGTTCCCCCACGCTTGTGGGATGTGAAGAACAACCGTGCTTCGGGCAAGAGCGTCGAAGCGCAGAGAATCAACCTTGCGGTAGATAAAATCCGTGTGGAGGTAAACCGCCGCTATCAAGAGTTAATGCAGACGGACGGTTATGTTACCGCCGCCAAACTCAAAGACGCCTATCTCGGTATCGGCATCAAGCAGGAAACCTTGCTGAAGCTGTTCGAGCAGCACAACGCCGAGTTTGAGAAGAAAGTCGGGCACAGCAGGGCGCAGGGTACATTTACCCGTTATCGGACGGTCTGCAACCATATTCGGGAGTTTTTGCCCCATACCTACAAGCGTGAGGATATTCCGTTAAAGGAACTCAACCTTACATTCATCAACGACTTCGAGTATTTTTTGCGCACGGAGAAGAAATGCCGCACCAATACCGTGTGGGGCTATATGATTGTGTTGAAACACATCGTTTCGATAGCGAGAAACGACGGACGTTTGCCCTTTAATCCCTTTGCCGGATATATCAACTCTCCCGAAAGCGTGGACAGGGGCTACCTCACCCAAAAGGAGATACAGACGCTCATGGACGCACCCATGAAGAACGCCACCCATGAACTTGTACGGGACTTGTTCGTCTTTTCGGTGTTCACGGGGCTGGCGTATTCGGACGTGAAGAACCTCACCGCCGACCGCCTGCAAACATTCTTCGACGGCAACCTGTGGATAATCACCCGAAGAAAGAAAACCAACACCGAATCGAACATCCGCCTTTTGGACGTTCCCAAGCGTATCATCGAGAAGTACAAGGGACTGGCAAGGGACGGTCATGTTTTCCCCGTTCCGAGCAACGGAAGTTGCAACAAGGTACTGAAAGAGATAGGCAGACAATGCGGCTTCAAGGTACGTTTGACCTATCATGTGGCACGCCACACGAACGCTACGACCGTACTTTTATCGCACGGCGTACCCATCGAAACGGTGAGCCGTCTTTTGGGGCATACCAACATAAAGACCACCCAAATTTACGCCAAAATCACCGCCCAAAAGATAAGCCAAGACATGGAAACCTTGTCGCACAAGTTGGAGGATATGGAGAAGAATATCTGCCGAGCCATTTAATTAAAAACAGAATACCGATGAAAGAAGAAAGGAATATCATCACGATGGACGAGCAGGGCAATATCTCCCTGCCGGCCGATATAGGCGCAACCGCCATGACCGAGTGGGAAATCTGCGAACTGTTCGGGGTTATCGCCCCGACGGTTCGGGCGGGGATAAAGGCACTCTGCAAAAGCGGAGTTTTGAGTATATATGACATAAAGCGCATTATCCGCATATCGGACAGATACAGTGCGGAGGTTTACAACCTCGAAACGATAGCCGCCCTTGCTTTCCGTGTCGAATCGTTCGGGGCGGCGAAAGTCCGCAGGGCATTATTGGAAAGGATTATACACGGGCGAAAAGAGAAAACGACGGTATTCGTGTCGGTTGTTTCGGACGGCAAGCCCAACAGCCGTTGGAAAGCATGATGATATATCAACATACCAACATGCAAACATACCAGCATACCAACATGCAAACCTATCACTATGGTGATATATATTGCAGGTTCTATTCCTCTTTTCAGAGATTTCCGTTTACAAAGGCAAAGTAAGCACGGGGCTTTATGTCGGCTAAAAGGTCAAGCGGCTGCGCCGTTTCCCGATAAATCTTCCTCTCGCTTCGCTGCGAGCGTATTTATCGGGAAAACCTTGTATCCGACCGCCCGTGCAAAAGAGCCTTTGAAAACGGAAACGACCGCCCCGCCACCCACCGACCGAAGGGAAAAAATAAGGTGGGGGTTACGGGGAAGCAGACGGCAGGGACAGCCATAGCCGAAAGGCAGACAGGCAGGCAGACGGCACACCGCAGGGTATTTACGTAGAAAATACCGTAGCTTATTAGGGAATTTTCCGAGCCGCATTGCAAGCAACGCTGAAAATTCCCTAATAAGGCAAGGGGCAAGCCCCTCTGCACACCCCATGAGGACGGCAGACTGCCGCCCTCAAAGAGAGATTAAACCAATGTTTCACAAGCCAAAAAAGAAAGGAAGAATATATGGGTTTCGTAGTTTTACACATGGAAAAGGCGCACGGTTCCGACAGCGGGACGACCGCCCACATAGAGCGTTTCATCATACCCAAGAACGCCGACCCCACACGCACGCATCTAAACCGAAAACTCATCGAATATCCCGAAGGAGTGAAAGACCGTTCGGCAGCTATCCAAAGGAGGCTGGATGAAGCAGGACTGACACGTAAAATCGGAAGCAACCAAGTGCGGGCAATCCGCATCAACGTGTCGGCAACACCCGAAGACATGGAGCGTATCGAACGGGAGGGACGTTTGGACGAGTGGTGCGCCGACAACCTCAAATATTTCGCCGACACGTTCGGGAAGGAGAACATCGTGGCGGCTCACCTGCACTTGGACGAGAAAACGCCGCATATGCACGTCACGCTTGTGCCAATAGTCAAGGGGGAACGCAAGCGGAAGAAAAGGGAGGAGCAGGCGAAGAAACGCTACCGCAAGAAGCCCACCGACACCGTGAGGCTGTGCGCAGATGACATCATGAGCCGCTTGAAACTGAAAGCCTATCAGGACAGCTACGCCGTTGCAATGGGAAAATACGGTCTACAACGGGGCGTGGACGGTTCGGAAGCGAGGCACGTTTCCACGCAGCAATATTACCGTGACATAAAGCGACAAACGGAGGAGCTGAAAACGGAAGTGGTGGAATTGCAGGAGCGGAAAGAAACGGCACGGGAAGAGCTTGAACGGGCGAAAAAAGAAATACAGACCGAACGGCTGAAAGGGGCTGCCACGACCGCAGCCGCCAATATCGCCGAAAGTGTCGGTTCTCTTTTCGGGAGCAACAAGGTCAAGACGTTGGAGAGGGAGAACGCCGCCCTGCATAGGGAGGTAGCCACACACGAGGAAACCATCGAAGCACTGCAAGCCGAGATACAGACCATACGGGCAGACCACAGCCGTCAAGTATTGGAAATGCAGCAACGGCACATGACGGAAATACAGACGAAAGAAGCTGAACACAAGAGAGAGGTATCAAGGCTTACCCGTCTTGTGGAGAAGCTCTGCGCATGGTTTCCGTTGGCGAAAGAAGTCCTGCGGGTTGAGAAGTTATGCGCTATCGTGGGCTTTTCCACGGAACAGACCCGTACACTGATAGCCGGCAGGGAAGTAACGCACGATGGCACGCTCTATTCCGAAGAATACGGGCGGAGTTTCACGGCAAGAGACGTCACCGCAAAAATAAGGCAGGAATCCGTATCGAAACGACTTGTGCTGTATATCAATCAAACGCCCGTTGGCGAATGGTTCAAGGAGCAGTTCGAGAGACTAAGACAAAGCATGCGACAGCCCATACAACCGCAACGGAAAAGCAGGGGGATGAAGATGTAAGGCGAATCATTGCAGGCTTTTCACGAAACAAGTGAAGAAATCCGTTACAAGATAAGTGATTATCGGAGTTTTTTTCTACTTTTGCGTTTGGATTGGGGCGACCCTTTCCAAGACATATTAGAAAGATAAGAAGCGTTATGCGTATCTTGTAGTTGAAAACGTAGGAAATTTTCAAAAGTGTACAAGGATAGCATAGTGGTTCTCACGCTATAGCGTAGGCTGCTATTACTACATCTGTACACAAGGTTTCCTACGACCATCAATTACGACGTGGCATTGCAGTTCCACGCTTGAACCGAATAATGTTCTATATCTTTCTGATTATCAAATTATACATTCAATATTCTTTGTAGTTTGATACCGTAAAGTTCCCACAAAAAGTAATTGGTTTACCAAATGGACCTGACACAAAACTGCCAATAAAGAAAGAATATGTAGTTGTAATTGATGTTTTGCTCACTTTTTTGTTGCGAGTTGCAATATTTAACCCTCCAAGTCAATTATATTCTCTGAATCTCCTTATCTTTGTAACCATGTAATGGAGATATAATATGGAACGTAAATTACTGAATCGCATCAAAGTCGTTCTCGCAGAGAAAAACAAGAGCAATAAATGGCTCTCGGAACAGTTGGATAAGGATCCTGCCATAATTTCTAAATGGGTTACAAACACAACACAGCCCAGTGTAGAAATGCTAATTCAAATAGCAAAGGCCTTAAATGTGTCTGTGAATGATTTGCTGAGAACCGAATAACAAGAATCAAAAAGTTTATATAACGAATGTAATATGGCAAAGTTGAGATTCTTAAAAATTAGTCATTTTAGAGGGATAAAAAATTTCGAACAGATATTTGGGGACGGTATCACTTGTATTATTGGACGTGGAGATTCTTGCAAATCTACAATTTTGGATGCGATTGCCTACGTCTTTGCTCCATCTTGGAGTATACGCCTGAATGATAGCGATTTTTATATGTGCGATACTACATCACCTATTGTTATAGAGGGAGTAGTTTCTGATATTCCAGATGAATTGATATTAAAGTACAGTAATCATCTTCGCGGAATAACAAAAGACTATCAGTTAGTTGATGATATGGAGTCCGAAGAAGCGCATGATGCTTTGCCGGCTCTTACTATACGACTTACTATTAGAAAAGATTTGGAACCTTCCTGGGAAGTGGTTTCCTATAATGGTGTGGAATCCTCTATAATAAAGGCGACTGATAGAGGAAAACTAAATGTTTTCTCCGTGTCAGAATATACAGATCGTCATTTTTCTTTAAACAAAGGAAATCCTCTTTATAGTCTCTATCAACAGTTGAATGGTAATCATATAGCTGATGATGAAAATCGTGTTTTAGATGTAGTTCGAGAAGCCAAAAATGCATTTGATGCAAATATCGGCAACAAATTCGAAGATGTGATAAACAAAATCAAAAGTGTAGCCAGTGAGTTAGGAATAACTTTAAATGAAATGAAAGCTATGCTTGACCATAAAGATATAGCAATTAGCGAGAACAAGGTCAGCATTCACGAAGATGGAATACCGTTCCGTTTAAAAGGGAAAGGGTCTAAACGGCTTTTATCCCTTGCTATTCAATTAGCTTTAACTCATCCTTCAGGTGTTATCTTAATTGACGAGATCGAGCAAGGACTGGAACCAGATAGAGTTCAGCACCTTGTTAATAGGCTTTCGAAATATACTGATAAGCAAATAGTCATTACAACTCATTCTAGTAATGTTATCGTTGAAATTCCTTGTACTGCACTTTATATTTTACGTAAAGGAGTATCACATTTACAACATGTTGATGAAGAAATGCAAGGTTGTATTAGAAAGAATCCGGAGGCTTTTTTTGCAAGAAAAATTATAGTGTGTGAAGGCGCAACAGAAATTGGCTTTTGTCGTGCAATTAATCAGTTTCGAATAGATTTAGATAAAGAATCTGCGGCTTGTAAAGGAATAAGATTTGCAGATGGAACAGGAAATGGGATGATTGGGTATGTAACAGGGTTTAATAGTCTATTGTACCCAACAGCATTGTTATGCGACTCTGATTGTAAAGATGTCAATGACCGCAAACAACAATTCAAACAAACAGGAGTAGAAGTAATCGATTGCAACGAAAATAATTCTATAGAACAACAGGTTTTTAACGATGCACCTTGGAATGCCGTCAAAGAACTTATACAGATTGTAATTAATAAAATAGAAAAAGATGGATATAAGACCGCTGAAGAAGCCGAGACAATAATTTTTGATAGCACAAATGCTTTTATGCAGAATAAAATGGAGCAAACAAAAGACTGGTATGAAAACGAAAGTTCCGAACTAAGATTAGCTCTTGGTAAAGCAGCGAAAAAGAAGGAATGGTATAAAAGACAAGAATATGGTGAACTTATGGGAAAATGTATTTTGACTCATTATTCCAAACTCGCAAATGGTAGTCGGCTTAAAAGTATTATAGATATGCTTTCATCTTGGATTGATAAGTAGATATGGATATAGACACCTTTCTTTCGGCAAATAAGAGTATGGTTATTGCCCCTGCAGGCTTTGGTAAAACATATACCATTGCAGAATGTATTGCTTCATATAGAGGGGAGAAGCGAGTGTTAGTCTTGACACATACACATGCAGGTATTGCTTCGTTAAAAGAAAAATTCCGGTTAAAGAATATTCCATCATCTACATATCAGCTTGAAACCATTTGTGGTTTTGCACTGAATTTGGTCAAGGCTTACCATCTTAATAAAGATGAGATACCGTCATTGTCTGATGCAGGCTCCTTATTTCATTTTGCCATAGAGCATGCGACAAAAATACTGAAAGCACTACCCATAAAAAAGTATTTGGCTATAAAATATGATCATCTTATAGTCGATGAATACCAAGATTGTACAGTGGGTCAACACCAAATGATAATGTCTTTATCTACTATACTTCATACACATATATTAGGCGACCCCCTGCAAGGCATATTTGACTTTGGAAGAGAGCATATTGTGGATTTTTCCGAGGAATCATTTAAGTTGTTTAACGACAATTGTCAATCATTGGAAATACCGTGGAGGTGGAATAATGCAGGAAGAATTGCTTTAGGACAAGATCTTTTGTCGATACGCAGTAAACTTCTATCCACAAATACACTTGATTTACATGACTATCATGAAATCAAAGTTGTTATTGCTCCAGAAAATGATTATGCTATTTCACGGTCATTATACAAAAATGAAATATATAATGCCTTGCGTGATAATAGTGTTTTACTGATACACCCGACAAGTGAATCTGTAGAGCCTCGGAAAAAGTTCATTCAACAGTTCCCCCAGTTAAAAATGATAGAGTCGATAGATGATAACATTTTTTATTCGAGCTGTATATCGTTTGATAAATTAAATGGATGTTCTCTAATTGAGAGTATAGTTAATTTGATGCGCACAATTGGGTCAAAAACAAAAATTAATGTTTGGTTCAAAAATACAGGTCAATTAAAAAGCAAAAGATTAGTTGCAGACCAATTGATCCGAAGCTCTTTGGAAACTATTATTACAGACTTAAAGGAAAAGAAATCATATACTAACATTGCCTCTCTAATTGAGGCCATTGAAAACATTCCTGATATGAAAGTGTATCGAAAGGATTTTTTACATGATATATGCAATGCCCTCCGAGATGCAGATCGTCTTGGCGTTTCTGCAGCAGAATCAATAGAGCGCAATCGCAATATATTGAGAAGAAAAGGCCGTAAAATTCAAGGCAAAGTAATAGGTACAACATTGCTTACTAAAGGCCTTGAGTTTGATACGGTTGTTGTTTTAAATGCGCATCGTTTTAATGACAAAAGGCACTTATATGTTGCTCTTACACGATGTTGTAAACAATTGATTGTAATTTCTAATAACCATATTTTAAATCCTAATTAATAGATTCTGTTGTACGCATTGCTAGTACATTCTATAATGTCCGATTTTCTTTAAGAATTTCGGACATTTTATTGCTACATCAAGAGTAATATCGTATCTTTGCAACTAGAATCATTGTGGATATGAAGACGATACTGACGAAGGAAATACGAAACATTATAAACCGAAACGGACCGAACAGGCTTTATATGGTGAGCGATTTTGCCCATCTGAATAATGACGGGCTAGTTACTCGTGCGCTTTCCCGATTAGAGAAAGAGGGTGTGCTCATTCGTCTTTCTCAAGGTCTATATTTATATCCATTACAGAATAAGTTCGGTGTACTTCGTCCCTCTATAGAAGATATCGCATACGCCATAGCGGAAAAGGATAAGGCTCGTATTATACCTAGTGGATTGACAGCATTGAACAAATTGGGACTTTCCACACAGGTCACG